CCATCAGCACTTACTATTACATCAGCACAAGGAACAGCGATTGCTCCAAACAATGCACAAACATTATCAGGTCAACAAGCAGAATTTTCTGTTGGATCTCTTGTAGGATTAGGTTCTGCAGTTGCAGATTTAACAGGTATTTCTATGACAGGATCAGTAGGCTCATTAACTATAGCAGATCAAGTTATGGGTTTAACTGGAGTTTCTTTTACAGGTTCTGTAGGATCAATAGATCCAGCAGATCAGGTTATGGGTTTAACTGGACAAGAGGCTACAGTTTCGGTAGGAATACCATTTATTAAAGCTTATGCAGATATTGACACAGGAAGTAACACGTCATATAGTAATATTTCAACGGGTTCGAATACATCTTATTCGGATGTTGCAACTGGCTCAAATACAAGCTATAACGACGTAACAGGAGAAGCAGCTTAATGGCATCGACATATACACCTCTCGGTATTGAACTTCAGGCAACTGGTGAAAATGCGGGTACGTGGGGTACAAAGACAAATACTAATTTAAATATAGTAGAACAGATTTCTGGTGGCTACACTACGGTAAATTTTGGAAGTGATGCAGATGTTACTTTATCTGTATCAGATGGATCAACAGGTGCGGCTCTTGCTCACAGAGTTTTAGAATTTACCTCATCTGGATCTCTAACAGCTACTAGAAATTGTACTATTCCTCTTGACGTACAAAATTTTTATATTTTAAAAAATTCAACAACAGGTTCTCAAACAATTACATTTAAATATGCTTCTGGATCAGGAAATAGTGTTAATGTTTTAAATGGTAAAACAGTCATAGCTTATGCAAAAGCTGATGATGGCACAAATCCAAATATAGCATCTGTATCTTTATCAAGTGATCTTGTAGATGATACATCACCTCAATTAGGTGGTAACTTAGACACTAACTCTTTCATGATTGACTTTGATGATGATCATGGAATTAGAGATGAAAATGCAAACGAACAATTAATTTTCCAAACTACAACTTCTGCTGTTAATCACATTGAAATGACAAATGCCGCAACAGGCAATGATCCAAAAGTCGCTGCTGCAGGTGGAGACTCAAACATTGATTTAGCAGTAGCACCAAAAGGATCTGGTGAAGTTGTCGTTGGTACAGGATCAGCTGCTGCAACAATAACTTCAAGTGGTGCATATGATTTAACTTTAGATACAAATTCAGGAACTAATTCTGGAACGATTACAATTACAGATGGAGCAAACGGAGCAATCACTGCAACACCGAACGGAACTGGTGAAGTAGTTATCGGTGGTAATACAAACCCTGGAACACTTGTTTTAAATTGCGAGTCCAACTCTCATGGGATTAAGCTAATATCTCCCGCGCATTCGGCTGCACAATCTTATTCATTAAAATTTCCAACTGGAAACGTTACAGCAGACAGATTTTTAAAAGTTGCATCAGTAACAGGATCAGGCACAACAGGTGTTGGTCAATTATCTTTTGCTGAAGTGTCAGGTGGTACATCATACCAAGCTGTAAAAACTTCAGGCTTTACTGCAGCAGCAGGAGAAGGATATTTTTGTAATACAACATCAGGAGCTTTTACAGCAACATTACCTGGATCAGCATCAATTGGTGATGAAGTAACTTTTATAGATTATGCAGGTACTTTTGATTCAAACAATTTAACAGTAGCAAGAAACTCACACAACATACAGGGTTCTGCAGCAGATTTAACAGTGTCAACCGAGAGAGCTGGTTTTACATTGGTTTACGTAGACTCAACTCAAGGTTGGCTATTAAGAGATAAATAATAATGGCTGGTTATAAAGAAATAAAAGGGTTTCAAGTTCAAACCCGTGCAACAGATCCAGATAATCCTATTGTTGGAGATTTTTATTATAACTCATCAACAGGATTATATAAAAACGTATCTGGCGATACAACAGGAAGCTGGGCTAGTGGTGCCGATATAAATACTAATAGATATGGAGCTGGCACATGGGGAGTATCAACAGCTGCGTTAGCAGCATCAGGAGAATCAGGTCCACCTTGGACTCAACCAACTGTTGTTGAATCTTATAATGGTTCTGCGTGGACTGAAATAGCAGAAGTAAATACTGGAAGATATACTGGTGCCTCTTTAGGTCAAACTTATACAGCATCGCTTTATGCTGCTGGTTATCAAAGCACTTATGTTTCAAATGTGGAACAATGGAATGGAACTTCATGGACTGAAAAAGCAGAAATGAACAATCCAGGTTATTCTTTTATGGGAGGTGCCGGAACAAGCACAGCTGGTTTAGCCGTGGCTGGTAATAGAAACCCTGCGGTTCCACCTAGTCCAGGCGCTAACTCTGCTATGGTTGAATATTGGAATGGCACGGGATGGACTGAACAAACAGATTTAAATCAAGGAAGAGCATCATGTGCTGCGGTAGGTGCAACTTATACAGCAGCTTTAGCAATCGGTGGTAATCCGGTTCCAGCAGGAAATGGTGTTAAGGTAGAACAATGGGATGGTTCTTCTTGGACAGAAACTACAGAAGTTAATAGTGCTAGAGGTGGTGGAGGTGCTTCAGGAACATCAACATCAGCAGTATTTTTCTGTGGTGAGCCCTCTCCACAAGATAACAAAACAGAACTTTGGGATGGGTCAACTTGGACTGAAATGGCTGATACGTCTGTAAGTAGAGAAGGAAATGTAGGTAGTACCTCTTCAAGTAGTACGTCTGCATTAGCTTTTGCAGCTTCTGCATCAAACGGGTCTACTGAGCATTGGGTCAAAAAAGATAGTGTAACTAAAGCGGTGACAACGAGTTAATTATGATTTATAAACAATTAAAAGGAGGAAGCAACTATGGCATATAAATACTGTACAGCTACTAATTGGGGCAAGAACTTTTTCACTCACGAAGAGAGAAGACAGTTTTACCTAAGAGGCCATGCTGGTGAGGTATGGGTTGTAGGTGATAATCATCACGGTGATGAATGGATCAGTAAAGTAGATGGTGCAATTAAAACAAAAGAAGAAGCACAAGCTATTGTTACTGGTGAAATTGAAGCAGCACAAGCAGCTTACGATTCAGAGTCAGATGATTACAAAGCTAATCACCCAAGACCAGTAGTATATAATCTTCCATAGTCTTTAGCCTATGGCAAATTATTCAAACGTAAAAGGATTTACAGTTCAAACACTGGCAAGCGATACTATTCCGTCTCAATTTGGCGGAGGTGCGTGGTCTTCTGGACCAGCTATGAACACAGCAAGAGGTGTAGCAGCTAGTGGTGGACCATCGACTTCATCTATGGTTATGGGTGGGGCTGATCCTTCTAGTGATTACACAGCCACTTCTGAAACATTTAATGGAACAGCTTGGACTGCTGCACCTAGTTTAAATGAAGGTAGGACAGAACCTGGAGGTTTTGCAACTTCTAGTGAATCTGCACTTATGTGTGGAGGATATACAACATCTTCACCGGCAGGCACTAGAGATTCAACCGAAACTTTTAACGGAAGTTCTTGGACTGAAGTAAACGAAATGGTTGCTGGTAGAACTTCTTGTAATGGAACAAGTTTTGGTACGGTAACAGCTGGCTCTGTAGTTGGTGGAGTGGGTAATACTTCTCCAGGTGTTAACAATGTAACAAACCAGTATTGGAATGGAACTTCTTGGTCAGAACAAGGCGATTTAAGTTTAGGTAGAAGAGATGCAGGTGGGGCAGGAACACAAACTGCTGCTTTAGTTGGAGCAGGTATGGGAGGGTCTCCTTATCCTGGAACAATAACTAATAATACAGAATCATGGAATGGTGCCTCTTGGACTGAAGTTGCTGAAATGAGTAATGCACAAAGAGCTTTTGCTGGAAGTTTTGGAACTTCTACAGAAGCAATATTTGCAGGTGGACAACCTCCTACAACTGCAGACACAGAACATTACAACGGAACAACATGGACAGAAATTGCTAATATGTCTTCAGCAAGACAAGCTGGTATGGGTTTTGGTGCTGCCTCAGATGGTTATGCTTATGGATCTAGCACTAAGTCTGCAGCTGGAGAAAGATTTGAAGCACCTGCAACATTTGTACAAATAGAGGAAGGACAATTATTTTTTAATTCAACAGCAAATGCTTTTAAAGAAACAATAACAGATATAGCTGGTGCAACTTGGTCATCTGGTGGTGCTATGAATACTGTAAGATCACAAGGCTCTGCAGCAGGAACACAAACAGCTGCAGTGGTTGCAGGAGGCGCAGCGCCTCCATCTACAGGCACAGCTAACTCAGAAGAATACGATGGCACATCATGGACAGAGGGCGATAATTTAAATAATGCTGTAAGATTACAATGTGGAACAGGATTGCAAACCTCTGCTTTAAGTATTTCTGGTTATACAACAACTTTTCAAAGTGGAACAGAGTCTTACAATGGATCAAGCTGGACAGAAACGGGACACAACGTAAACACAGCTAGATATCAATCGGGGTCAGCTGGATCATCAAACACTGATGGATTAATTTTTGGAGGAGAGGTTTCAGGAGGATCTACAACTAATAAAAATGAATTATATAACGGATCTAGTTGGTCAGAGTCTACCTCATTAAATACGGCCAGAACTCAAGTTGGAGGTTGTGGAACAACAACTTCTGCTTTAGCAGCAACTGGACATCCTGGAAGTGGTTATTCTGATAATGTTGAACTTTGGGACGGAAGTTCTTGGACAGAAACAACAGAAGTAAGTACAGGAAGAGAAGGTAGAATGGCATTTGGATCTAACAATGATGCCGTAATAGTTTGTGGTGGTAGAAGTCCATATACTGGTATTACAGAATTTTGGAATGGTACGTCTTGGACTGAACTTGCAGATTTAAGCACAGCAAGATATAACGGAAGTTCTAATGGTCCTGCTGCATCCGGATTCCTTGCAGGGGGATCTACTTCAGGAACTACTGGATCTACAACAACAGAAGAATGGACAGCAAGTTTAGCTAACAAAACAATTACATCGAGTTAATTATGGCAACGTATAAGGAAATAAAAGGCGTAACAGTACAAACACTAGACAGTGATCCGGTTGTTGGGGGATTGCCTGGCGGATCTTGGTCAGCTGGTGGAGATTTAGGTAGTTCTCCTTATTGGCTCATGGGAGGTGGTATGGGTATCTCAACTAGTAGTGCATTAGCATCGGGGGGAAATCCAGGATCAACGAACAACGAACTTTACAATGGAACTTCTTGGAGTGAAGTAAATGAATTAAATACAGGTGGAGATGGAATAGCACCAGCAGGAACTGCAACGGCAGGTTTAGCTATAGGAGGAAGAAGACCATCATCTCCAGCTAATGTTGTGGAATCTTGGAATGGAACAAATTATACTGAAATAGCGGAAATAAATACTGCAAGATCGGTTGCAGCATCTTTTGGTACTCAAACAGCTGCATTAGTAGCAGGAGGAGATGCACCCCCTTATTCAAATGTAACTGAAATTTGGAATGGCGCTAGTTGGACAGAAGTAAATGAAACAAATTACCCGAGAGGACATTGGGCAGGGGCTGGCACAACAACCGCGGGAGTAGCAAATGGAGGTGGTACTCCTTTTACTGGGGTTGGAGAATCGTGGAATGGAACTAGTTGGACAAATACTCCAGTTATGAACAATATTAGATATGGTTTAGCATCTTCAGGTAATGGGACACAAACTTCCATGATAATTTTTGGAGGAACTGCCCCAGGCACTCCTTCTCATCAAACAAATACAGAATCATATGATGGAACTACTTGGACAGAAATTAATAATATGGCAACGGCAAGATACTATCTTGGTGGTGCAGGCACTAGTAGTTCTGCTTTAGCAATTGGTGGTTTAACCTCAACAGGTGTTGCAAACACAGAAGAATGGACAACAGCACCAGTAACAGCAGCTACCTTAACAGAAGGCGATATGTTTTTATCTGGAGGTATAACGTTAAAAGGTTTTGGAAAAGCGGCTGGGATACCAGCAGCGACTTGGGCTAGTGGTGGAGATTTAAATACTGGAAGAAATAGAGCAATGTCATCCTCAACTGGTCACACTGCAGCTTTAGCTTTTGGTGGTTCAGTGCCTCCAACTACATATAAAACACAAACTGAAAAATATAATGGAACTTCTTGGACAGAAGTTAGTGAATTAAATACTGGAAGAGCAGCTGGAAATGGAACTGGTAATAGTCAAGACGCAGCGTTAGCAACAGGAGGATACTCAGGTTCATATGATAATGAGGTTGAGCAGTGGAACGGTTCGTCTTGGACAGAAGTATCAGAAATCAATCAAGCTAGAGGTGAAATTCCAGGAGGTGGAGGAACATCAACTTCTGCAATAATAGCTGGAGGATACGCCAACCCTCCGGGCTCTCCTTTAAATAACTCAGAAGTTTGGAACGGTACATCTTGGACAGAAGTATCAGAAATCAATTCAGCTAGATATGGAATGTCAGGAGGTGGAGCAAGTTCTACTAATGCTATAATTTTTGCGGGTAATACTCCGGCTAAGGATGAAACAGAAACTTGGAATGGAAGTGCATGGAGTGAAGTTGGTGATTTAAATACAGGAAGACAAGACCTTGGTGGCGCTGCAGTAGGCAGTGATCAAGCCATGGCGTTTGGTGGAGCAAACACACCAAACAGTGAAAACGAAACAGAAACTTGGAACGGAGCAAGTTGGACAGAACAAAGTGAATTAGCTACTGCAGCTAGATATGTGGGAAATTGCAGTAATGGCACCGCAGTAAACGCCATTTGTTTTGGTGGATCTAGCACTGGACCCTCTCAACATGAGACTACGACTCAAGAATGGACAGCAGATAACTTGTTATCTACAGTAACCGTATCGTAGACTTGACCTTTATATAGAAAGATATATAAAGACATTAGAAATGAATAAAGGAGATAGTATGACAAAAGAAAAACGCAATATTGCGACTAAGTTAGAAACAGAGTCAAAGTATTTAACAAACATCTTAGATAAAGATGATGTTAAAAATTTTAAGAAATTAATACCAGAA